GTGATGCGTTCTTCTCCTATTGGGTGAAGCTCAACACCTCGCAGTTTGCTACCGGTACTGGTACGGCTGGCGTCTAAGTTTAGGAAGGAACAATCATGCAAATTAATTCTGGCAGTTTTGCCAAGGCCCTTTGGCCCGGCGTTAATCGTTGGTATGGTAAAGAGTACAACGACTATGCCACTGAATACGATAAAATCTTTGAAACCCGTACGTCGAACAAGGCGTTTGAAGAAGATGTGTCGATTTCGTCTTTTGGCCTCGCGGTTCAAAAGGCTGAAGGCGCTCCGATTTCTTATGACACCGAGCGGCAAGGTTTCATTACTCGTTATCAACACGTCGTGTTTGCGCTTGGTTTTATCATCACGCGCGAAATGATGGAAGATGACCAGTATGACATCGTTGGTCAGCGTAAGGCACAAGGTCTGGCACGTTCCATCCGTCAAACGAAGGAAATCAACGGCGCTAACGTTTACAATCGTGCATTCAATGCTGCCTTCGTTGGTGGTGACGGTGTCTCGATGATTAATGCGGCCCACCCGAACATCGCTGGTGGTACGTGGAGCAATCAAATCGCTACGGCTGCTGACCTTTCGGAAGCGGCTCTGGAACAGGCTCATATTGACATTGCTGCTTACACGGATGATCGTGGTCTTCTGATTGCAGCTCGTCCGAAGACGCTTGCTATCCATCGTAGCAACATCTTTGAAGCTCGTCGTATTCTTGGTTCTGACCTCCGTGTTGGTACCCCGAACAATGACACCAATGCTCTCAAGGATATGGGTGTCTACACGAATACGGTGGTTAACCATTACTTCACGGACAATGATGCTTGGTTCATCATCACGGACGTCAAGAATGGTGCTTGCTATTTCGAGCGTCGTGCCGATGAATTCGGTATGGACAATGACTTCGATACGGAGAATGCTAAGTACAAGGCTACGAGCCGCTATAGTTTCTACTGGTCGGATCCTCGCGGTCTGTACGGCTCACCTGGCGCTTAAGGAGTTAGCACATGGCAATTCAGTTTCCTGATTTTAACCCGACTCCCACTAGTAATAGTAAAGTCACGATGGTTAAGGTGGTTCGCCTCCTTTTCTCTGACTTTACGACTGGTGGAGCGGCTTCGGTGAAAGCTGTGTTGCCTGCCGATGCGTCTATTACCAATTTTGTAGTTTGGACTAAGACCAAACTCTCGGGTGGTGGTATCACGGCGGCAACTCTTTCGATTGGTACTCCGGCTTCTGCAACATTGTTTGTCAATGCTCAAGATGCACTCACCCCTAATTCGGGTGCGAATGCTCAAGCAGCTATTGTGACTAACATTATGCAGCCTTATGGCCTGCCTCTTGGTCCCGATATTCAGATTCAGTTCACAGGAACGGCTACTACTGGTAACCCCACTGCTGGCGAAATCTACGTGACCATCGAGTACGTTCGCTAAACTAAAGGGGCCTTGCGCCCCTTTTCTTTTGTCTAAAGGAATTTTATGTCTACTGCAATTAGTACAGGACTTCTGGCTGCAGGAACGTATCTCATTACAGCCACTAAGGGCATGATGAATGGTGTTCTAGCTATGCCGGGTGCCACTGTTACTTGTTATGACAATGCTGCTGGTGTGGCTTCAGGTACTGTTCTAGATCAAGCAGTTAATGCTGGCACAAGCTCCATCGATCATATGTATAACGTCCCTGTTCGCTTTGATAATGGACTCACTGTGGTTGTATCAGGTGGAAGTGGTATTGTTCTCTGGGGTGGTGTTTAACGGGAGGTTCTATGGGTGGCTACAGTCATAGTAAAAATGCTTGGTACAAGCCCGGTTCATGGAATGCCGTCTGTGATATTTGTGGCCTCCGGTTTAAGTCGGATGAACTTAAAAAGAATTGGAAGAACGAAATGGTTTGCAAAGGCTGTTTCGAGCTTCGTCATCCGCAAGAATTTGTTCGAGTAAGGCCAGAGAAAATTGCTGCTCCTTGGGTACGTCCAGAGACAGATGTTTTTGTTGGCCCTGCTTGTATGGTGTGGGATCAAAGTGCTTATGCAGGACTTGCCATGGCTGGCTGTGCTGCTGCTGCCCGCACATTTGGATTTACAGGAATACAAATGTATCTCCTAAAAAATCCTCCCTCGCCAGCATAAGGAGTTTAAATGGCGGATACTTTCTTTACGGATTCCACTAACGCCTCTAATGGAACCCTCATCATCTCCAGCTGGTTGAATGATGTAAACACAAACACCTACACAATTTTGGCCAGTGTAGCAGGTACAAATACTCTCACAGCTATTGGACCTTCAACCGTTACTGTGGGCTATCCTCGTGGAGTAGCCTTCCGTTTCCTTCCAATTAATGCTAATACTGGTGCTGTCACCATTAATATTAGTGGATTGGGGGTCAAGAACATCACTAAGGCTGGCACTGTTCCTCTTGTAGCTAATGATTTGCTTGTGGGTTCGTGGGCTTATATTGCCTATGATGGAACACAGTTTCAACTTATCAATCCACAAACTATCGATTTAACCAAGGGTGATGGCACTATTCTACCTATTTTGAATGGGGGTACGGGTGTTACAACCATCAATCCTGTTGGGAATTGCCGCTTGGTGAAGTCTGGTGCCAATCTTGTACTACAGCCCTATCAAGGAAACAAACTGGCGTTCCCTGCCGGGTATGCTTCTATCCCGTCTGCCGGTGTAAGTTTGGCTGTAGGTGCAGCAGTGGTAGGTACTACTTACTTTATTTATGCTGTACAAACTGCTGGTGTAGTGACTTCCTTGGAGTTTTCAACTACTGCACACACTACAGATACGACTACGGGCATCGAGATCAAGAGTGGTGACACCACTCGTGTGCTTGTTGGAATGGCACGACCAATTACTGGTCCTGCATGGCAAGATACTACTGCTCAGCGGTTTACCATTTCGTGGTTTAATCAACGCCCACTAAACACGATTGGTGTATACACCGCAAACAGAACGACAACTAACACTGGTTTTGTAGAACTCAATACTGAAATTCGTAATGAATTTCTTACTTGGGGCACCAATTCGACGACGTTCTCGGCATCTGGCAGTGTAACTAACAACGTTAATGGTGGAGCTGTACAGTCAGCGATTGCCCTTGACTCTACTGTCACTCCGATTGAGGGTTCTAGTTTTACTAGCAATCAAGCTGGCACCAATAGTATTCAGTTTGCTATGGCGTTGACCTCAGTTGCTACTCCATCAGAAGGTTACCACTTTGTAACACTGCTTGGGGCTACTGTTGGGGGAGCATCTACAGCACTGTGGGTTGGTAATGTAAACCCCGGACAGAGAACGGCTCTAGTGGGCCTAATTCAAGGATAGGATATGTCTATGCCAATCGAACAGGGTGGAATTGTCGCCCTTCTACTCAAATATAAAGTTTTTGCATATCTTGCCTCTTTCGCCGGTGCTGTGCTCATTGCCATGACACGACCTCCCCAAACAAGGAAGGAGCTTTTCTATCATGCTGCTGCCGCTATGCTGGCATCTTATCTTTTCGGAGATGTCTCTGTCGCTATCTTGGATAACTGGCTTTCTCTCACAAGGAGTGAACTCATTGTCCCCGTATATGGGCTCATTGGTGCTATGGGATGGGGTATCGCGGGAGGACTGAGTTCCTTTTCCACGAAGTTTGCTAAAGACCCTATTCAGGCTGTGAAAGATGTTAAAGATTTGGTCTGAGTACAAATATCTAATATTAGGAATTGTATTACTGATTTACAGTGCTGGACTCTGGCATGTTAGTTCTGAATATACATCCAGTGGTTTTAAAGATGAACGCATAAGCATGCTTAATGAACAACTTAGGATACAGAATGAAAATGCTACCCTTAATGCAGAAATTAGTCGAACTCTTCAAGAAGGGTTGGACAGCTCTAGTAAACAAATTCAAGGCGCTGTTACAGCGGCAGTAAATGAAATTAGGAACGATCCTCGCTACAGGGATTGTCGCATTACTGATGGGGTGCGCAAGTCCTACAGTGACGCAATCAAGGCCCAGTGAGGATTTGCTCGTTGCCTGCCCAAAGCTTGAGCAGCTTCCTTTTGAAAATATGGGTGATGCCGTCAATACAGTGTTAGCCTATATAGGCAAATATAATGAATGTGCCAAGCGCCATAATGCCTTGGTAGAATACGAAAGGAAACGACAATGAGCACGTCTGGCATCACCGTCTCACAACTCTCTCGTGACGACATCATCAATGCTGCTCTACGTAAGCTGCTAGTTATTGGCGAAGGCCAAATAGCAAACACCAACCAAATTACCACAGCCACTCAAGCACTCAATACTCTTGTAGCTGAATACCGCACTCTTGGGATGGCTATGTGGGCACGTAAGTCATACGATATGGTGCTGGTTAATGGACAACAAGACTATACTTTTGGTGTTGGTCAAACCATTAATATCCCCTATCCTCTGAAGATTTATACTGCCAACTTGCTGCAATCCCCCACGTTTGACACTAAAATCATTGTCAATCAGCTTAGCTTCACTGACTTTGATTTGCTGCCTCAGGGCTCTTTAGGAACCCCGGTCAATTTCAAGTATCAGCCTAAAGTAAATGTCGGTGTTGTTAGTGTCTGGCCCATTCCCCAAATCCCGGGTTCTGTTCTTGCTGGCACCATTATTCGGCTTACTTATCAAAGCCCCTTTGAGTATTTTGTTGCTGCTACCGATACTCCTGATTTTCCTGAGCATTGGGGCAATGCCCTCATCTATGGATTGGCAGATAGCTTAGCAGATGAAATGGGTGTCTCTCTTCAAATTAGGCAGCTAATTTCAGGTAAGGCAGCTCAACATCTTGCAACGGCTCTGTCTGGGGATACTGAGGAGGCTTCTCTTTTCTTCCAGCGAGATTGGGCTGGTTATCCTTGGTAAACTCCTATGCCGTACACTAAAACTCCAATGCAGAGTACAGAGCAAAACCAAACGGTTAATCTCCTGTACAATTGGGATAGTCGAGATGACAGTTCCCACAACTACGATACATTATTCCAGAATGCCATCTCTGAAGCCATTGGTAAAGAATACTACCAAATCATGAAGCGTGATGGGGTGGGTGCATTAACACTTCCCCCGCCGACTGGAGGCATCACGGTGCTGGGTAATATTGTTGGGACCTACTATTGGACTAGTAAGGGGGGTATCCCATTTCTCATTCTTGTCCATTACAACGTCACCACACTGGCTGGCTGGGTCAGTGTTTTCAATGTAGACCCCACCACAGGCACTATTACAGCACAAACATCTAACGACTTGCTTACAACTGTGTACCCAAACTCTGAGGTGTTCTTCACTGAATTCTTGTATGACAATGGAACGGTTGATGTGTTCTTCACTGTGGAAAACAAGTTGTTCAAGATTGACCACA